TTTCATTTTGTCTTAATAATTCTTCACCTTTAAGAAATTTATTATAACCGAACATTAAAGTAGGATATTGATTGAAATTAATTCTTCTTGTTTTTAATTCAATAAACATATTCTCATTATAAAAATCGAATTCAAAATATCTACCATAATTTACATTATCTCGAGTTCTTTTTAGATCTGGATATTTTATGCATAAAAACTTATATATCCTTTCTTCATTATTTTCACCGAATTTTAGATCATCTAATTTTATATCATTAAATAATTTATTCATTATATACTTATAATTAGAAAAAAAATTTAGAAAAAAACAACGCATTATTTACCCACTTTTTTTAATGCTATATTATGTGCTTGTGTAAAGGTTTTACCACTTAACATTTCTTTTCTCATAATATCCATATGTTTTTTTGTATGGTGTTCTTTATGTCTTTTTAATGTATCTTCTTGTCTCTTGGTTAATTTTTTTTCACCATTCTTTTTTAAATGGACTTTATCTATCTTATATGCTTTTGATTGTGGATTAATAGATGCATATACTCTCGCCATAGCCCATTGCTCCGCTGACTTAACTTGAGGTCTTACTGATTGTGGATTTGTTTTATAAGCTCCTATGCCCTTATTATATATTGTTTTTAATCCTTTCATTTCATAACCAGATAATTTACTAATCTCTTTTAATGAATTAGATTTATTTAATGGTTGATTATGTTTTTTATTAAATTTTTGTTTAAATGTAGACATTCTTATATATTAAATAATATTTTATTTTATGTACATAAATTATGAAATAACTTCAATACCGTCTTTATTGTAAGATAAGGTCTGTTTCGCTTTAACAAATAAGAAAGAACTGGTGGGGTTTGCGTCATCTAAATCAGTATCCATTTGTAGAGTAAAGGCTTCAGTTCTAAAGTCTACTCCGTCGCTGTCGAGCATATCATAGAGTACACCTACACCATAGGTCGCAGAACCTTCTGGAATTGTGGAGTAAGACGCTGGAAGACCAGTAAATAAGCGATTAGTATTGTTAGGTGAAATAGAACAACGGCGGTGTAGGTGTTCTGGAATAAGTGCCGAAGTGAAATATTTATTAACTTGAGGATCAATATTAGGGCAGTTGTCTCCGTCCACATTTGTCTCAACGACAAAATGATAGGGGAAGCGTTCACCCATTTTCAAGAATGCAGTAGAATTAATATCAGCCCTCTCACCAGTCCCACCACCAGTTATAGATTTAGTGGGGAAATAAGTTAGAAAACCATTCTGGGCACGATTATTTAGATAAGAAGAAGGCACAAAATTAATGAATGCAGAAATAACCCTTGATAAACCTAAATGGAAATTTACAATCGAAGTAGTGCTTTCTAATGTAGTCATGTATGAAGAAATAGAATTGAAATTAAATACTCCACTTGTTTCTCTACGAAGTGCCGTTAATTCTTCTGGTTCTGGTTCATATACTTCACAGAAGATTTTTACTTCGCTTAATACATAGTGTACATTTTCAAGGTTCGTAGTAGTCCCATTTTTAGCATAGAAAAACTGACTATCTGGGGTCAAATGGAGTTCACAATCCACACCACCGAAAGCAGTATCCATAAGATTTAAGCGTTCTCCTCCTTGCGTCATACCGCACGGCAGACTACAACAAAATTCGCTATCTTGTGGAGATCTAATGACTGACGATTGGTACTGGTCTGCATTCATGTTAATCAAAGCAGTATTACTTAAATATCCTAGTCCATCTTGGAGAGAAGCCATAGTGGGAAGATAAGAGGCGAGAAAGCGAGAATAGTGGCGGATATGTTCGCAGACTTGTTTGGTCTTTGAACTTCTCCAGACAATTTGGTTAAATGCCCCATAAATCCCTAATTTCTCACTTGCCGTAAGCTGTGCGAAATTAGCTCCAGTAGGTCGAACTGTGCCGTCAGCGTCGCCGAAGACAGAGAAACGACCAGAGATACGAATAGAACTCATGTCTAAAAGTGCATTCTGCGAACCGATAGTAAAGGAAATTGTAGGAATACCTCCTTTA